ATGGGGATGAAATCCGACACGACCCTACTGCACGAATTACGCTACTACGTCTACCAAACCTACGGAACTAACGTCCGAGACAATCGAAAACCAGTGTTTGAAAAGGACATCTTCAACTGGCTTCATCAACGGCTCCCGTCTGAACGGGTTGTGCCGGTGTTTGAGGGGGCAAAACGAACTGGGGTAATTAAATCCGCTGGGTCCGGGTATTGGATACCAGGAGCCTTAAACGAGATCAGTATAAAAGGAGTGTGAGATGAGTTCAAGTACATGCATAAACTGTGGCCGGGATGTGATGACACTTACTGAACCGTGTACAGAATGCGGCTTCTGGGGTGATCCAGAAAAATATGGAGTTCCTGGAGTTCCTGTTAAGAAACCAGAAAAAACAACCCGTATTGAAGACGGGGTGATTATAACGGAGTATTCAGATCTATGATCCAACACATGGAACGCACATAATGAGTGAATTTTCAGGTCAAATCCGCGCCTATGTTAAGGATGAAGAAATATGGGTCGAGGTCGCCGGCATAACCTTCCGGCTAACCAAAACGATGGCGATTAATCTCGGCAACTGGTTATGTGAAACCGCAAGGCTCGAACGATTGTTGAAGTCTTATGACAAAACAGTTGAAGACTTTAACCAGGATCTAGAACAAGACAAATATGAAAACTGTCCATGGAAAGAACCAGAGGCAAAGACAGTTCCGAAGCAGGAATGTAGAATACCTGGCTGCCTTGCCAACGACCAATCAATTTTCTACCGAATCGATGGTCATTGGTATTGTAGCAAACACATGGTCGAGCACATGGAAGGGAAGATGCAGTTTGTGGTTGGAGAAGCACCTTCTGAATACAAACTCCGAATCGAAAGGAAGAAGTGAGAGATGAAAAAGACGAATAAATACTGGACGGAAAGTGAAATCAACCAATTAAAAATCTATATAAAGGACAAAATTTCTGTTACAGAAATGGCTCAAAAACTCAATCGCCCATATTCTTCAGTCATGAATAAAACTAGCCGGGTAGTGAGGGATATGGATATCGATTCTCAATCCACAGAAGCGTGGATGAATAGAGACAAATGGAAACGGGGCGGCGAATTAGAACAAGAATCAAGACAAATAGCCGAATGGCCAGAGAACTTAAATTTTGGTCCTGCATCTGATCCCGGCGATGACAAAGGCGCGTTTACCCTATCACGACCAACGAACAGTTCATGCGGGTCAGCAGCACAGATGTGCGCTGAGGCTTTCGGTGCGGGGATAGGATAAACAACGAAAACGCTAAGGCAGTGTAAACGTCGTCGGCGTCAGGCTTGACAAATCCTGTGTCTCGTTCAAAAACCCGTTAAACGATTGGAGTTTGACATAAATCAATACTCCCGACAAATTCGACGGATAGGTATATTTCAACACGCCGACAGGGCTGGGACTAAGGCCGAGGAATGCGAACTTAGTCCCAGAACTGTGGCCCAAACCTGTTGTCCCATACAAACCGCGGTATAGTGTGGTGAGATTGTAATTACTGGTCGTTGTCAGTGTCGCGGTTTCGTAGCTCAACAATTCCCCGTCGCAAAAACACAGACTGACAAAATTACTGGCATCAGTCGGGCTAACTGACATCAATGTTCCAAAACTCTCCGTCAGGTCCACGGAAAGAGTATGGGTTATATCTGGATTCGCCCCGCCATATGATGCAAGGCCCGCGGTTAATAATCCCTGTTTCGCGCCGACAAACAACACCCCGACCATGTTATATGTGGACCCGTCTGTACTGATCCACACATTCGCGCCGCCCCATTCAGCGCCGCCAGAGGACAAGATCCAAACTTCAAAATTACTGCCACCCAGTGGCGGCTTGGCTTGGAAAATTATAGGCGGGTTAGCATCTGGTGGAGTAGCAAAGACATTTGGAACAGTGCCGCTAGGAGCCTGAGTATTCGGGCTCGGAACCGGAGCCGTGACACCATACAAATTCTCTGCCTCGAAAACGAGTTGATAATCATCGTTTTCAGAAATTGACGTGATACGGACCTGGGTATAGTCCAAACCAGCATTTAAATCTGTCAGTTCCACCACGTCCATCGGGTCTAGTAGTGAATAAATCCACGGCAGCTGGAATTTAAATGTGTTACGGATTAATTGCTTCCGTTGAAGCTGGATCTGCGCCGAGGCCGAGGCCGAAGTAATATTTGTGATTAAATGCGTTTCTTCGCTGGCTTCGGTCCGGACGCCGTACTGGTCAATTGCTCCCTGATCAAATGCATAGGCAATGTTATTGTTGTATGCATTGCTCGAATCCAGATATTCACACGAATACCAATTCGTTGCCTGGTATGGATCGGTACGGGTTGTGATCACCGGATCAGATCCACCACCCCAGTCTAGAAAATCATGATCGGAGAGAGAGTATTGAACTGGGACATTTGGCGACCAACTGGCCCCATTGCCTGAATACGACGCAATCGAATACGGAACGATTTTCAACAACCCGCCAGAAAAGAACACCGCGGCTACAGCCGCCTGACAAATATATTCAATTGACCGGGCCGCTGGCTCGCATCGATCAATTAACATACTCATTGCCAGGTTTGCGGCTTGGCAATAGTTTCCAAAATCTCCCAGGGCAGTATAGTCAATATTCACACCTGGATACCCTGCACCGTACCGACTATTGGTTAGGAAATCCGAAATGATATTATCCGGACGCGCATCGTCCGGAAAGTTTGGTCCACAGGTTCCGGCATAAAATCCCGTAATCTCAAACGAGATGTTTGGTACAACTGGCGTCGCACCCAGTTGTAATGGATCACCAGTTACATAGGCCGTACCAGAATAACCCAAAACCGGGGTATTCATATCCTTAGACACGAATATTGAATCCGGTAACTGGCCGTCTGTTCCGCTAAAGAAATTCAACCCGACGCTTGAAATGCCGAATTTAATCCCCGCGTTAGCCCAGACACGGGAACCGAAATGTGAACCCGAAGCCGCCACTGGGCCCTGGCATATGGCCATAGCAATGTAAACGGAAAAATTCGATCCCTTTTTTCCGCCCGCTGATTTCCCAGTCAACCCCCCTTTCCCGCCGCCGCCATTACTGCCCTCAAAGCCCCAGAACTCAAGCAAATTTACACTAACGCGCTGGGTACCATAAACCAGTGGCAATGGATTGCCATATTGACTGGTGTTGTAACGAAGTGAGCCAAGGCCAGGTTCGGCAAAGGAATTGACAAAGGGTGTGGGTCCGCCTGCCATAAGGGTCTAATCCGAGTCAAAGGGCGAGAAAAACCGCCGGGGCTTAGCGCCAAGCGGGTTAAACTCCGCGTTAAAAGGTGTCACACACTCGGCGGGAGCCCATGCGTGGATGATGTTCGGCCAATCCACAACAATACCACCATGCGAATATAACCGGCCCCACTTGAACAACACCACGTCACCCGGCCCGGGTTTGTCAACTTCTTTGGCAAATTCCTGGACAATCTCCAAATACCATTCCCGATCCCGGTGCATAGCGAAATCGGCAGGATAATGTTCCAGCTTATAATCTTCCGGCATAAACCCAAACTTTCCATACACGGCGATGAGCATCTGACCACAATCCACACCATGACCTTTAACTCTGGCCTCGTGATGAAACTTGGTTCCGATCCAGGTCTTTACCTCATCGATAACCATTTGGCGAAGGTTGGGGTTGCGGTTGTGGTTGTGGTTGTTCATGTAAACTCCTGATCATAAATCCTAGCTATAATTAGACCGAAAGCTCAGGAGGCGGGATATAGTCAAAGCCGCCATATCGTAACAGATTGTTAAACACATTCATACATGTCGAACTGGTATGGTCACAACCCGGCAATAGTCGAAACGTATCGCCGATCTGAACCGGATACGGAAATGGTTTGGATAATCCAACCACGGTGGATATTGCGAAGGAAACGATCCCGGCCGTGATTCCGGCATTTTGTCCAGACAACCCGGTACACGATCCTAGAGTATAGTTTGCACTGCCGCCAACCGAGGCACAGACAATATCCGTCTGGCTTGAGGACGCCAAGGCGGTAATATCCACGTGACCAACTCCGGTGCTGGCGCCTAACGCATTCTTCCCATCAAACCTGTTATACCCACACATCGTATCACCAAAGATATGGGTACAACCAGTTTGAAACAATCTCCTTGGCATAGTTTGTTGTTGAAGCAACAGCAACAAAGACTTGACTTTAAACGTTACTAAGCTGCGGGAGACTTCGGAGTCGGAAACTTTTCCATAGAACCAAACAATGCCGCCCAGACTGACGTTCAGGCTCCCATTTATTCCATCGCCGCCGATTGGAAAGAAGAACCGATCCAATTCCACTGTACACCCGTCAAATCCCCCAACCACGGTCAAGGCTTGCCAAGACAAATCTCCAATTAAATCCGTACTTCCGGCATAGATATTAACTTCTAAATCACTGGGCTCAATGCCAATCTTCGTCGAAACCTTGGATCTGCCAAACTTCGGTCCGCGGGTGAAAGTTATGTTTCCACCGCCAGAATTTAGCGGCGATCCAGGCAAATTCGCACTCGGCACGACCAAGTTTGCTAAGGGATAATCCATAACCCGAATTATTTGCCCGTTGACCAAGGCAAATGTATATAAATCCGTGACCACGGCGTTGTTGTTATTGGCCAGGTATGAAATCAGGGCCGACGTTGCCTGTTTCATAAAAGCACACTCTCAAACTTCATCTCGCCCAACTGCCATAATTGATACATGAAGTATTCAAACGAATAGGTATCTTCTGAAAAAGCACAGAGGAAATAATATGAAAAATCTGCCGTGATAACTGTCTCATTTGCCGGCGGCGAGGTAAAGGTAATCACACCGTTTGACGCGTTTACGGACCATGTTGCCGTGCTTTGTGGAGTACCATTTATATAAACCGCCGTCACTGCATTCGGCGCGATGATCGGTTCGTTAAAATCGTACATAGTACGAATCAACTGGTAAGTAGTCAAACTCCCATTGCCATTACCTAGTTGCTGGCCAGTGATAAAGTAATCTGTCGGATCCTGATACAGGAACGGGATTAAACTTCCCTGTTGTCCTAAAAAGAACCCCATCAAGGTTCTTAATTCATCCTGCAACGTCCCAGTCCAACCCGGCTGCTGGTTTGGCCATTTGTCGCGCAGAATGTCAAACTTTAATTTAAAGCTCCACGTCGGCACGGGTTGAAAGCTGACGCGAAGTGTGCGGCCTGAGATCCCTCGTTGCACGCGCGTTTTAAACATCGGTGCTTTAAACGAGGAAAAACTCAGTCCGGGTAAAATTGGGAACACATTTGGCATTTAATGCCTCAAGGCATTGATTTCTTTCTGTTGATCCTGTATCGCCGCCGTGAGCAAACCTATCAATTCCAAGTATTTCACCTTCTCTGGTCTATGGTCATGGTCATAGGTTACTAGTTCCGGAACCGCGGCAGCGACTGATTCGGCACTAAGGCCAATATGCCGGCCAGGAAGGTTTGACTGGTCATTATAAACAAAGTCAATAGGTTGTAGTGCCATGATTTTATCAATCGGATTGGTTATTTCCTTCACATCATGCTTGAATCGTAATGACGACACAAGACAGGTTCCCGCACTATCATACGTGAACACGCCTGTTGAACTGTTATAACAGGCATAAGTCAACGCTGCTGTTGCGGAGGCAATAGTCGCGGTCAAGCCACCAGGGAAATTGGCGCCGGAAGAACCGTTAATCACCGACTGAGATCCAACATAAAACCCCCCAGGAGCATTAACCGAACCCAAACCTTGCGGCGTTCCACTGCCGGAGGCAATGCCGCCTTGGAACGTTGCTTCAATCTGTCGTGTGGTTGAACTGTTCGGCGTGGATTGGATCGAAACCGCCGTGCCGTTTGTGGCGCCGGACCAGGTTTCCGTCGCGTGGGCTTCCATAATCGCCGCGCCGGATTTATATGCACTGCTGTTGTACCCACCCCAAGACACAATTCCAATAGCGTCGGTATTGACCAAGGTTGTTGGAGATGCAATAGTCCCATCGGCCCTATACATCCTTACCGATGCCCCAGAAGCAGCTGCGATAATATTCTCTGCCGCCGTCGTCCCATCAACATTAGAAATGGTCAAGGATGGAGAATTAATAACCGGCAACGAGGCAGCATTGAGGTTTATTGTTTGATTAACAGTGAACACATTTCCTGCGCCAAGCCAGTTTGCACTTCCAGTCCCACCGTTAACAATACCTAAAATTCCCGTAACGGTACTAGCGCCCAAGGCTATTGTAAATCCAGCTCCAGTAGCTCCCGCGAGTAAGGTTCCAGTTCCAGTAATATTGCTATATGTCCCTGCTGTAAGATACGCATTTGTTAACGATGAACACGTTGCAACACCAAGGGCGGAAATTGCTGTCGGAACTTGATTTGTACAGCCAGTCCCGGCATATGCTGAAAGTACTGAACCATTGCCCTTGATTAAGGCATTGATACTGGTTGTTAAATCCGCCGTACTTGGTTGTGCCTGGCTTAACGCGCCACCGGGGGATGGATATCCAGTTACAAATTCATGTGAAATCGGAGCAGTTACACTAGGCGACGTAGTAACTGCTGGAGGTTGAACAATTCTTTGAGCCAGGGCAGGGGTTATAAACCCAAACCATAAAGCAAAAATTAATCCAGATTTATTCACTGCCATTCCCCCGCAAAGGCATCGCCGGCGGTTCCAGTGATATAAATCAGATCCGTAATTACAACATTAGACGAACTAGCACATTCGTACAAGCCGCCCGGTGGTACTTGAAGTGAATTGGTTAATGTCGGACTCGGTGCGATACTAAAATACATCGTGTGTGTGCCTTGGTTTTGAAACGTACAACTCTTACGCGCCGTATTTAAGGCGGTTAGAGTCTGAAACGTGTTAGTAACTGCAATAGTCCCGTTGATTGGGTTTGAGCTCGCGCCTGTCGGAGCACTTGGACTGCAATTCGTACACACAACCGGCATTCCATTGACTAAACTAGGTGGCGCGGCGACAGGTTGACCATTAACAATAGGTCCTGCTGGAACCAGGGTCATATACCCCGGCGCAACCTGACCATTAGGCGTTGGAAACACATTTCCAGTTGCCTGGGCAAAGGCTGAGATAGGCAACAATACCCAAGTTAGGAATATAAATACACTTTTATCCACTGGCATTTATCCTTTGTAAAATCCCCATTACCGTTTCACCGTGGACAAGAACACTGTCCATTTGGCTTTCAGTTATCCCTAACATGCTACGAACCAAATGCCGCCGGGCTTGGTTCATAGATCTGTGTACTGTTCCATCGCCCGCCGTTACAAACATAGTTTGTTTTGTTATTCCTGGCTCGATAGAAGAATTTATATCTGCCAACTGCCTGGCTACGTCATTATATTTATCTTTCCATTCATCACGGGCATGAATCGCGGCAGTGGTTTCAGTCTGAGCTTTGGTCGCCGCCGTATGCGCCGCAGAAGTATTTTGCTTCGCCTCGGCGACCTGGATATTGGCTTGGTTTAACTTTGTTTTTAAATCCGCAATCTCTGCCGCGGCCCGAGCTAAGGCGGCTTGTGAATCCCCGGACATCAAGGCGACGGGGAATTAGTTGGCGGCGTTTTAGGGGGATTAAGTTTTGCTTTTAATTCCACAATTTCATTTTGCAAGGACCGAATAATTGTCAGATCCAACGCATGATCCGATGCGGAATTAACACTTGATTGTATCGCCACATCCTGCCAGGTAGGCAACGGTTGAACCGCGTTCTCTGCTGCCATTGCAATTCCTGGCACTAATCCAAGCACAAAACCAAGACTAATCTTTCTCATTGAATCACTCCTAAGGACAGATTTTAGCATTACCAGATCCATCATTCCATATCGCACCATGAGGCTGACCTGTACATGAACCGGGCCAGTTAGCAGTAACCGAAGTTCCTACTTTAAGATATGCTGGGCCTGAGTTTGATGTTAACGTAACTATCGGCACGTCTCCTCCAAGTGCCTGAAACGCCAAAGACTGAATTGTCCCGCTAGAATCGGTATATGTAAAATCAAGAACCGAGCTTGGTTTAGATACTGGCTGCCCTGTTATCGGAGAACCACTGCTTGGTGGAGTTCCAGAATAATAACCTAAATCAAGCCCGACATATTCATTAGCAAAACTTCCGCTCGGCGTTATTATGGTAGCTCCGTTTATAGTTGTAGCGCCTCCAGCGGTATTTGCAAATCCTATTTGGGCGCCAGGATTTATCGCAAA